GCGGCAAGGACATCGCCGATGACGCCGACTTCGTCGCCGACGTGGCACCGACCGAGGTGCCGATTCCGGCGATGGACGCGACCGTCGAGCCCTCGCCGCCGGTGATTGAGCCGTTGCCCGAGCCGCTGCCCCCGCCACCTGCGCCAGTCTCGCCGTACCAGGAGGGCTATCGCGCGGCGATCGAGGCGGCCGGCGCCTTGGTCGAGGTCATGTGCACCCGCTGCATCGATGGCGGCTGGACGCCCGGCCTCGGCGACGTCCGTGAGCTGCGCACGATGATCGGCGAACTCGCGCACGAATGAGCCTGGCGTTTCGGCCGGTCGAGGGCGAGGACCTAGCCTTCGTCGTCCGCTCCTGGGCCAAGAGCTTCCGCGAGGCGAACTCTGCCGGCCTCATCGCGATGGACGACTGGCGCGACGTGATGGAGCCGCAGATCGTCAAGGTCCTCGCGCGCCCCGGCTGCGAGGTATTCGTCGCGTACCACCCGGGCGAGGAAGACCGCACGGTGGATCTGTACGGCTGGATCGCCGTCGAGCGCGGCCACGCGGTCCCGTTCGTCCTGTACTGCTACGTCAAGCATGCGTTCCGGCGCATGAGCATCGCGCGCCGCCTGTTCGAGGTCGCCGGGGTCAACCCCGAGGCCGAGTTTCAGTACGCATGCAAGACGGGCGTGGTCAGGAAGCTCGCCCGCTCCATCCCACGAGCGCGCTGGCGACCACTGGCCGCGCGCTTTCCGCGGCGCACGAAGGAGTTGAATGTCGAAGAACGAAGCCACCGCCGCGGCTGATGCCGGCGGCAAGGGTCGTGAGCCCATCCGGCCACGCTGCCTCAAGTTCCACTGGCCGACCGACGTGCCCGGCAAGTCGATGGCGTCGTCGGTGACGGCCGGTGGCCTGCCGAACTCGGCGCACTGGGAGATCGAGTACGTGCGCCCCTGGATGCGCGTCTCGTTCCATCGCCCCGGCGAGCCGACGCTGGTCGAGATGGTCCACGAGACCCGCTGTAGCTGGTCCCCCTAGACGGAGCGCCCTTGACGACACAGCTGGGCGCGATCCTCGCGGACACCCGCGCCCGGGTCCAGGCGCGCGATACCAGCGACTGGATCGAGAAGGAGCGCATCCTCCTCGAGGGGTGCCATCCCAAGCAGCGAGGCTTTGTCCTCGACGACAGTCTCAAGATCGCCGCATTGGTGGGGCGAGGTGGCGGAAAAACCACAGGCGGCCGGGCTCGGCTCCTGCGCAAGATGATGCGCACGCCGCGGGCGAAGTGCCTCTACATCGCTACGACGCGCGACCAGGCGCTCGAACTGATGTGGAATCCGCTCAAGGATCTCATCGCCAAGTTTCAGATTGCTGCCACTTTCAACGAGACGGCGCTCCGTTGCACGCTCACGAAGAACAAGGCGTCGGTCAGGCTCGTCGGCGCGGATGACAAGAAGCAGATCGAGAAGTATCGAGGGCAGCCATTCCACGAGGTGGGCATCGACGAGTGTGCGTCGTACCCGACGCAGCTACTCGAGCACCTGATCGAGCGCGTCATCGAGCCCCGTCTCGGCGACTACAACGGCTGTATCTGGCTGATCGGAACGCCGGGGCACATTCTTTCCGGCCCTTTCTACGACGCCACGATGCCGGGCTCGGCCATCAACGAGCGTTGGGAGGATCGAGAGCAGCTCCGCGCGGACGGGATCGAACGAAAGGAGTTCAGCTTCCATAGCTGGACGCTGCCCGACGGCGCCCCTTACGTCCCTGCGCTTCGGAGCCTCTGGGAGCGCGCTCTCAAGAAGAAGGAAATCCGCCAGTGGGGCGACTCTCACGCGCTTTGGATGCGCGAGTACCTGGGGCAATGGGCCGCAGATGACACGGAGCACGTGCTCCGGTTCCGGTCCCATCTGGACGATGGCTCCGAGTGGAACCAATGGTCGCCCGAGCGCGACCCCCGCACCGGGATCGCGGTCCTCCCCGAGCAGTTCAAGGACTGGCGCCACGTCATCGGTATGGATGTCGGACACGCGGACCCGTTCGCGCTGTGCGTCCTCGCCTGGTCCCCGTCGGACCCGAGCAAGACGCTCTATCAGCGATGGGAGTACTCGCAGAAGGGAATGTACGCGCGAGCCATCGCCGACCTGCTGATCGGCGAGGGGCGAACGGCAGACAACCCGGGCGGGCTCATCGGAGAAATCGGCTGGCCCGACGCGATCGTGGCGGATGCAGCCGGGTTCGGCGACGCCTTCCTCGACGAGCTGGCGAACGTCTACGGTATCCGGGTCGTAGCCGCCGAGAAGAAGAACCGCTTCGACGCGATCGAGCTATCGAACGGCGACCTGGTTGACGGCCGGATCAAGATTCTCGACCGCTCGGTCCTCAAGGAGCAGGCGCTTCACTGCCAGTGGGCGGTCGATGAGTTCGGGAAAATGTCGAAGCACAAGGGGCAGCGCGACGACATGCTCGACGCCTTCGTGTACGCGCGCCGGGCTGCGCAGCACCTTCTCGCACAAGAGGGCGCCCCGCCTGTCGCGAAGCAACTCTCCGAGTTTCACGACATCGAGAATTCCGAGCTGTCTCGTCGCGGTGAGTTCGACGACATTCTCGGCGACGACAGCTACGAAATCAGCGACTGGGGTTAACCCCGCATGTCCGATCCAACCCTCACCCCCGCAGAATGGTTCGCCCTCATCGAGGACCGGGCGAAGGGACTGAGGGACGCGGGCGTCACGCGCATCAACCTCGACGGCGTCCTGATCGAGCTCGCGCCCGCCGAGCCGCCGCCCGAGCGCCCATCCAAGAGAGAGGCGCCTGACGACGAGCTCGACGCGCTGCTCGACGGCACCACCTACGGGCGCCGCGACGGCTCCGTGCCTGGCTTCCGCCTGCACACCGGCGAGGAAGAGAACTAGTGGCCGGTCAGCACAACGATCCGTGGTGGAAGGCCAAGAAGGGCGAGGTCCACACGCGCGTGATGGACCACGTCGCCGAGGTCGAGCGGGTCCAGATCAGCATCTACGACCGCTTCGTCAAGCTCGCGGCCCTGTACGACCCGATCGATCCGGACGCGGCGAGCGGCGCCCAGCAGGCGCAGATCACCGAGAACGTGATCGCGTCGAACATCGACACGGTCCACGCGGCAATCGCCGCCAACGAGGTCCGCGCCCGGTTCATGACGGACGACGGCGACTGGTCTACCCAGCGCACCGCCCGTCACCTCGAGTGGTACGCCGAGGGCCTAGCCAAGCTGCTCGACGTCCACCAGGCCACGCGCAAGGGCTTCAAGGCGGGCGCGCTCAAGGGCACTGGCATCACCAAGGTCTACGTTGATGCCTTCAATCGCATCCGCGTCGAGCCGACCCTCGCCGACGACATCGTGGTGGACGAGGCCGAGGTCAGGGCCGGCGCGCCGCGCCAGATGCAGCAGCGGCTGATCGTCGATTCCGAGGTCCTCAAGGCGAGCTTCCCCGGCAACGACGAGGCGATCGACGCGGCGTCCAAGGCGGGCGACAGCTTCGGCTCGGGCCGGTTCTGGGCCAACTACCGCCCACTGCGCCACGGCGAGGTCGTCTGCGTCGAGAGCTGGTACCTGCCGATCGGCGTCGAGGACATGGACGGCTACCAGGTCGGGCGCCGGACCATCACGATCGACGGCGCCGACCTGCTCGACGAGGACTGGTCCAAGCCGTTCTTTCCGTTCGCGGTCTTCCGCTGGACCGAGAAGACGGTCGGCTGGTACGGCATCGGCCTCGCCGAGCGCATCACCGGGCATCAGCGCGCGATCAACAAGATGAACTGGCAGGTCGATCGCCAGCTCGACCAGCACGCGGTCCCGACCACGTACGTCCGCATGGCGGACGCCGGCCTGGCGGTCAAGACGACCAACAGGGCCGGATCGATCGCGGTCTACAAGAGCGACGTCCCGGTCACGGTCATCCCGCAGGCGGTCTCGCCCGAGACCTACCGGCGCCGCGAGGACGTCAAGAACTCCGCCTTCGAGGAGTCGGGTGTCTCGAGGATGGCAGCCCAGTCCATGAAGCCCGCCGGCCTCGACTCGGGCGTCGCCCTCCGCGAGTACCGCGACCAGACCACGCAGCGGTTCAGCCAGCAGGAGAAGGCGTTCGAGCGCTTCTACCTCGACACCATTATGCTGGTCCTCGACTGCGCCAAGGACCTCGACAAGGACGCGCCGATCATCGTCCGCAAGTCGAAGCATGGGCCCAAGAAGATCCCGTGGTCCAAGGTCGATATGGGCGAGGTCCGCGTCCAGATCGTCGCCGCCTCGACCCTGTCGAAGACGCCGGCCGGTCGCATCCAGACCGTGATGGAGATGGCCGCCGCTGGCGTCGTCTCGCTCGACGAATCCCGCCGCCTCACCGAGCACCCCGATCTCGAGTCCGCGATGTCGCTCTACACGGCGGCCATCGAGGACGCCGAGCGCTGCATCGAGGAGATCCTCGACGGCGCGACCCTGACTCCCGAGCCCTACCAGAATCTTAAGATCCTGATCTGGCGCGGCCAGATGCACTACCTCAAGGCGCGCGACGACGGCGCCCCCGAGGACGTACTCGAGAACCTGCGCCAGTTCATCGTGCAGGCGGCTTATATCCACGGTCTGGCCGAAGCCCCCGCGCAGGACATGGCGATGAGCGCCGGTCCGGTGGGCCCGACCGACTCGACCGGCGAGATGCCCCCCATGGACCCGGCCCTGGCCGCGACGATGGCGGGCGGTCCGATGACCCCGGACATGGGACCGACCATGACGGGTGCGGGCGTCGCTCCGGTCGATTTCCTCCAGTAGCAAAGGACGCTGATGCATGATCCAGTGGAGACCCCGGCAGCGTCGGCGGCGCCGATCGCCCCGCCGGCTGGCGATGTGGGGCGCGATGCCCTCCTCGCCGAGCTAGAGAAGATTCCCGACACGGGCGTGGTCCCGATCGAGCCCGAGGCCAAGCCCGAGCCCGAGCCCGAGCCGACCGAGTCCGCTCTGGTCGATGAAGCCGACGACGAGCCCACCGCGGAGCCCGCAGAAGCGCCAGAGGAGCCCGAGGGCGAGCTCGACGCGGTCGAGGAGCCGGCGCCGGCAGCCAAGGACGATGCGCAGCTCTCCAAGCGCCTGGAGGCCATCCAGAAGGCCGAGAAGCGGTCCAAGGAAGCTCTGGCGCGCGAGCGCGAGGCGGTCGAGAAGCGCGCCAAGGACATCGAGCGCGAGTGGTCGGGCCGCATCGAGGCGGCCGAGGCCTTCGAGAAGCTGAGAGGCCGCGCCAAGCACGACCCGGCCGGCATCCTCGAGGCCCTGGGCGTCGAGGACATGGACTACGCCGCGCGACAAGCGTACCTGCGGAGCAAGGCGGCGGCCGCAGATCCCAAGGCGCGCGAGGCGGCCGATCGGGCGATGCGCGAGCGCGAGCACGGCAGTGACCTCGCTGA